CCATATGCTCGGTGTGGCTGGGGTATTCGGTGGCAGTCTCTTTAGTGCTATGCACGGAAGTCTGGTTACTTCTTCACTCGTTCGTGAAACAACCGAAACTGAATCTCAAAACTATGGTTATAAGTTTGGTCAAGAAGAAGAGACTTATAACATTGTTGCTGCTCATGGTTATTTTGGTCGTCTTATCTTCCAGTACGCCTCGTTCAACAACAGTCGCTCACTTCACTTCTTCTTGGCTGCTTGGCCTGTAGTTGGCATCTGGTTTGCTGCTCTTGGTGTTAGCACCATGGCATTCAACCTCAACGGTTTCAACTTCAACCAGTCGCTGCTTGACAGTAGCGGTCGTGTGGTCAACACCTGGGCAGATATTCTCAACCGTGCCAACCTTGGATTTGAGGTAATGCACGAAAGGAATGCTCACAACTTCCCTCTTGACCTTGCTGCTGTTGAAGCAACTCCTGTTGCTCTTACCGCTCCAGCAATCGGTTGACAACCTAGATAAAATCTGATACACTAAGGGGGAAATTAATTCCCCCTTTTTTTATGGAGATTATTATTTACAAAACACCTGGGTGTGGATATTGTACTAAAATAATTGAACTAATGGAACGTGCTGATGTTCCCTACAGTTCTTATATGGTAGGACAAGATCTCACTAAAGAACAATTTCAAGAACAATATCCTGAAATTAGAGCATTTCCATTTGTAATTATTGATAACCAACCCATTGGCGGACTAGTAGAAACTGTTAAACTGTTTGTGGAAAAAGGATTGGTCTCATCCAGAAAAAAATGATGAATGATAAAGATTTGGCAATAAATAAAGGTGTAGAGCTCATGCTCAGGCGGAGGGTACACCCTAAAGAACCAGAAAGATATGGTATAAAGATTAGGAAAACATTTTCCCTCCTCAAAAAACATTTTCAAATTAAATTTGAATTTACTTGGAGGGATCAACAACCAACAAGGGAGCAGTAAAATGGAGTCAGCAACACCATACATCCTATTCTTCAGTGGGATAGGCATCATCGGTTCATTTGTAATCGGATTCATGCTAGGATGGTTCGGAAACGACATCGTATATTCTTTCCTTAACAAGAATAGAATTCAACCTATGCACCCAGAGATGTTTGATGAAGATGGAAACTTGATTCCAGATGAAATCGTAGCTGTTAGATTTGAAAATGCTGATGAGTATGAAGATGAAGACGAGGATTGACACATGATTCTTATTGATATGAACCAGATTATGATTTCTAATTTAATGGTTCAAATAAAAAATGATGCTTTGAATGAAAAACTAGTACGACATATGGTTCTAACATCCTTATTGTCATACGAAAAAATATATGGTGAAGAATATGGTGAATTAGTTTTAGCATATGATTCCAAACATTACTGGAGAAAGGAAGTCTTCCCTTACTATAAACAAAATAGAAAAAAAGATAGGGAAAAATCTAATCACAATTGGAATAATATTTTTGAAGTCCTGAATAAAATCAGGGATGAAATTAGAGAATACTTTCCATACAAAGTAATTGAAGTTTATGGAGCAGAAGCTGATGATGTAATCTCTACTCTATGTAAAAACAAGGGGGTAGAGAAAGTTTTAATTCTTTCTGGTGATAAGGATTTTATCCAACTACAAAAGTATCCTGGGGTTAAACAATACAATCCCATCATGAAGAAAGAAGTTACTCATGACAACCCATATGTTTTTGTGAAAGAACATATCCTCAAAGGAGATAAATCAGATGGTATTCCTAACTATCTTTCTTTAGATAATACATTTGTATCTGGTGTTAGGCAGAAACCTATCAGTCAAAAGAACTTAAGCAAATGGGTTGAACAAGATCCTGCTTTGTTTTGTACTACAAGTGAACTCCAACAAAACTATTACAGGAACAAGCAGTTGATTGATTTTGATTGTGTTCCTACAGAAATAGAACAAAAAATTCTAGAAGAATATTCTTCTCTAAATAGAACTGAAAAGAAAGTTCCCTTAGAATATTTCCGTGACCATCAACTATCTGATCTGATGGAAGCATATTTTTTCCGTAATAAAGTTAATTTTAAACCATGAAACTATTACTGTCTGAAATCTTACAAAAAGTAAGTAACGCCAAAACAAAAGTAGAAAAAATTAAATTACTCCGTGACAACAATAGTCCTGCTTTAAGGGCAATTCTTATTGCCAACTACGACGAATCTGTAGTTTCAATGTTGCCTGAAGGACAAGTTCCTTACACCCCCAACGATGCTCCTAAGGGCACAGAACATACTGTACTAGAGCATGAGTATCGTAAATTGTATGTGTTCTTTAAAGGAGGATCATCCATCAAACAAATGATGAGAGAGAATCTTTTCATTCAAATGCTGGAAGGATTACATGCTGAAGAAGCAGAGATTCTAGTTCTCATTAAAGATAAAGGATTACAATCTAAGTATAAGATTACTAGAGCATGTGTTGAAGAAGCTTTTCCACAGATTCAATGGGGGAATCGTTCTTGACATTAAAAATTCTACATCAAAACTGTGATCCAAAATTAGCAGAAGATAGGACATTACCATATAGTGCCTATCTTGTTGTCTATACACCAGATGAAAATGAAATTTGTTATGATATTGTAATCTCTAATAAAAGTGTAGAAATCTTTGATCACTATTGGGATAGATATCGTGAGGGTTTATTATCATTTAAACAAACCGAAGGACGGGTAAATCCAAAACTATGGTTTCATAAGGAAGAAAAAAATAATAAAAAGAGGTAGTTATTATGGAGAGAATGGGTAGGCATTATCTATTAAGTTTATACGGATGTCAATATTCATTATTGAACAACGAATTTTTTCTATGTGATTTGCTAGAAAACGCTGCTGAAGCTAGTGGTGCCCATGTCCTACAAACTATCTACGAAAAATTCGATCCTCAAGGTGTAACAGTTGTTAGTTTACTTTCTGAAAGTCATATCAGTATTCACACATGGCCTGAAGAAGGTAAAGCAGCAGCAGATATTTTTACCTGTGGGGATTGTGAACCTAGGGTAGGATGTGATATAATAATTGAACAACTTAAAGCCAAGGACTTTACCTTGGATTATGTTGATAGATAGTATCATATAATACAAATTTACTTATCTATATAAAATACGTTCATTCGCTATTTCCGAATAGCGAACGGAAGTAAGCCGACTCGGAACGGATCGTTCATCTATGGAAGCACTCATCTTAACTTGTTTACAGGCACAACTAATGGTCGGTAGAGTTGTTAAACATGACATCTCTAAGCAAGTTAAGAATGAATTAATTTGGGAGATTAAACAGATCTCTCCAAAAACTTGTCCCATAGACGCAAAAGCCGACTGAAGGAACGCTCTTTAGCCTCAAAATTAAGGAGAAAACCTAATGTCTAAAGTCGTTTATAGAGGTTGTCAATACGACACCGAAGATGCAAAGAAAGAGTATGTGTCCTGGTATAACCAAACTCATGCTCCTGCTCATCCACAAAACACATATCGTGGTGTAGCATACCGCCCTTGCAAAAATGCAGAGGTGGCACAATGAAAAAACTTAACTTCCTTCAACTTATTAAAGAACAAAAGCAAAAAGAAGAGCGTCGTCATCAAGCACAGATTGCTTCACTCAAATAATTTTGTGGAGGGTTGACACCCTCCTTTTTTTATGTTATTATAAGAACATATTTGAGGGATCAAATGAATTCATTTAGAGGAAACGGAATGACCTTGAAAAGGTTGTCAAAAAATCTTAAGAGCCTGCTAGACAATCCTGTAGGTCTAGATGACGAAACTTACCATAAAGCTAAGCGACAATATCGTGATATCAAAAAACTCAGGGAACGTATTTTAAATGACGAAAAAGCATACAGAGGATTCGGATACAACTATGCCCCAATCGAACAAGAACTCACCAGTGAAACTGATCTCAGTGACGCCACAAGCGGAGCAGACGATGGGGTACGTAGCGAGGGTGAGCAACCCACAGAATCAGGAGAACCCGAATGTGGCGGGTCTACTGAAGTATTGCATCAAGCATAATCACTGGTCTGTATTTGAGCAGGCACATATGTCCCTAGAGATTGAAACAACTAGGGGTATAGCAGCACAAATTCTGCGTCACAGGTCGTTTACATTCCAAGAATTTTCACAACGGTATGCTGATACTTCACTAATTTCTGAGTACATTCCTGTACCAGAACTTCGTCGTCAGGATACTACGAATCGTCAAAATTCTATTGATGACATTGGTGACTATGAAAAACTTTCCTTACAGAGTAAAATCCAAGATCATTTTTCTCATTCTATGCAACTCTATAAGGAACTTCTTGCTCATGGTGTGGCAAAAGAATGTGCTAGGTTTGTTCTTCCAATAGCAACTCCAACTCGT